GCTGTAGTTGGTTGGGCTAGTACACAAGGACTTGGAATTAATACTACAACTTCCACACTTGGATTTATGACTTCTGCTTATCCTGCAGATGCTTGGAGTAATGGGACTGTTTCTGTAGTAGATTTATCAATTAATTCTTTGGGAATTACTACTGGAGGTTATCGTGGATGGCTTACTGGTAGAAGGCCATATAGTGGTCAATTGTTCCCCCGCGGAATTTATAATAAATAGAAAAAAACTTTATAGAAAATGGCAGCGATAGTAACTGATCAATTGCGTATATTAAATGCTAAGAATTTTGTTGCTGGTGTTCAATCATCACAAAATTCTTATTATGCGTTTATTGGGCTACCAGATCCTCTCGATTATTTGAGTACGTGGGATACTTATCCACCTTCTCCAAAAGATAGTTTTAGTCAAGCTAATGATACATGGGATACCATGATAGCTATGAAGAAGATTTCTTCTGGTGATGCGAATCAAGTTGTCAAAAAGACTACTTGGCAATCTGGTATTACCTATGATATGTGGAGGGATGATATTAGTAGAGATAATCCATCTCAACCTTCTGGTTTCTTCGATATCTATTCTGCCGATTATTATGTAATGAATAGTGATTATAGAGTTTATATTTGTCTTTATAATAATGCTAACCCAGAAAACAATTCTCAGGGTGGTCCTTCATTAGATGAGCCAACATTTACTGATTTAGAACCAAGAGAAGCTGGAAGTAGTGGTGATGGATATATTTGGAAATATCTTTATACTATTAAGCCATCCCAAGCAATCAAATTCGATTCTACAAATTATATTCCAGTTCCGTCTGATTGGTATACTAGTAATATACACAATCCAATTAAAAGTAATGCATCTACTAGTGGTCAACTAAAAATCATTACAATAAAAAATCGTGGAGTTGCTGTTGGAACTGCTAATAAAACATACACAAGAGTCCCTATTAAGGGTGATGGTAATGGTGGAGAAGCGACTGTAGTTATTAATAATGATTCTAAAGTAGAAAGTGTTACCGTTTCAAAAGGTGGATCAAATTACACATATGGAACTCTAGACCTTAAGTCTGGTGGTGTTCCTACTGGAACTACTATTCCATCTTTTAACGTTATTATACCCCCTCCTGGTGGGCATGGAGCTGATATTTATAGTGAGATGGGAGCATATAATGTTCTATCTTATGTTAGATTTGAAAATGATACTGAGAACCCAGATTTCATTACTGGAAACAATTTTGCTAGAGTGGGGATGATAGAAAATCCAAAAGCTTATGGTTCTAATGAAGTACTTGAATTGGATAAAGCAAGTGCTGTTTATGCATTGAGACTTACTGGAGTTGGATATAGTTTTGCTAATTACATAGGTGATGATTATATTACACAAACTGTAGGGCTTGGTTCAACAGCTGTTGGTAGGATTATTTCTTATGATCCTGTTACTAGTGTTCTAAAATTTTGGCAAGATAAGACAAATTCTGGTTTTAATTTTGATGGATCTTTAAATGATTCACCAACTTACGGTTTTGATGAACACAAGTTTACTGGTACTCCAGATACCGACCATGGTGGTGGATTAACAATTAGTGGTGGAGATATTAGTTTAACTATTGATTCTGATTTTCAGGGTATTTCTACGGTAATAAATAATAGAACATATTATCTTGGACAAAATTTCGTATCCGGTGTAGCTGAACCTGAAGTTAAAAAGCATTCAGGGAATCTCATTTACGTTGACAATAGGCCCACTGTTACAAGGTCTTCCTCCCAGAAAGAAGATGTAAAAATTATCTTGCAATTCTAAAGAATTATGCCACAGGAAACTAATCTTAATGTTGCTCCATATTTTGACGATTTTGATCCAAAGAGCGACTATTATAAAGTCTTATTTAAACCTGGATATCCTGTTCAGGCAAGAGAATTAAATAATCTTTCATCTATCCTACAAAATCAGGTAGAAGATGTAGGTAATTATCTCTTCAAAGAGGGTGCTAATGTTATTCCAGGTAATCTTACTTATCTAGATAGATTTCATGCTATTGAAATTGAAAGTAATTATCTTGGAATGCCGGTATCATTATACTTAGATCAATTAGTTGGAAAGAGGATTGTAGGTCAAGATTCTAATATTACAGCAAAAGTTGTAAAATATATAACAGATAAAGAGTCTGATCATGGGAATTATACTCTATATGTTGAGTATTTTAACTCCTCTTCTTCAGATTTAACTACTCAGGTGTTTAATGACAATGAAACCCTAACTACTGAGGAAAGTCTTACATTTAATAACACATTCATCTCTTCTGGTGAGGGATTTGCTAATACTTTATCTGAGGGTTCTAGGCAGGTAGGATCTGCAATGCACTTGAGTGAGGGTGTTTATTTCTTAAGAGGATATTTTGTAGACGTTAAAGATCAAATTTTACTTTTAGATCAATATAGTACAACTCCTAGTTATAGAGTTGGTTTTAATGTAGCCGAAAGTCTAATTAATGCTGATATTGATTCAAATCTTAATGATAATGCTCAAGGTTTTAATAATTATACAGCTCCAGGAGCTGATAGATTACAAATAAATGCAACTTTAAGTAAGAAATTACTTGATGATTTTAATGATCATAATTTCGTTTGGTTGGCAACAATTCAGAATGGTGTTATTAGAGATGTATTTGAAGGTGTTAATGAAAGATTAGTAAAAACTGAATTAGCTAGAAGGACCTTTGATGAGTCTGGGCATTATTATATTAAAGAATTTGTAACTACTGTAAAAGAAAGTTTAAATAATGAGTTTGGAAATAGGGGAGTCTACAAATCCAACCAAACTACGATGGGGGGAAATACTCCAAGTGAAGATTTGGCTATCTATAAAATATCTCCTGGTAAAGCATATGTTAAAGGATATGAGGTAGATGTAAGACATCCAGAATTTTTAGATGTTGAAAAGCCTAGAACTACTAACAGTATTGATAATCAGGCTGTTAATTTTGGATTTGGACCAACTTTATCTTTAAATAGGTCTTATGGGTCAGCAGCTATTGGATTTAACACACCAAATACTTTAAGTTTAAGAGATGAAAGGGTAGGATCTTCGCAAATAGTTGGGGCTGGTAAAGAAATTGGTATTGGTAGAGTATATGATTATGCATTAGAATCTGGTTCTTACAATAATTCTGCACCAGATCTTAATCAATGGGATCTATCACTATTTGATGTACAAACTTATACAAGTTTTACTGTAAATGAAGCTGTTACACTTAGCTCACCGGTATTTATTGAGGGTCAATCTAGTGGTTCTACTGGATATTTAAGATGGGATATATCATCTGGTATAGGTTTTACTGCATATGATGTAAAGGGGATATTCTTTCCTGGTGAAGAATTGATCTTCAATGGTGTTTCTGATAATTCTAGAACTATTACTGATGTTGTAGATTATAGTATTTCTGATGTTAAATCTGTATTTACTAGCAGTGGTGCAGCTGGTCAATTTTCAGCTGATTTGATACCTTCTGTCAAAACAACAATATCAGATGCTACTATTACAGCTGCAAGTAATAATCAATCCACCATTACATCAACTCAGGTGACTTTTCCTGGTATTGTAACTACTGGAAATATAGTTCAGTATTCAAGGACTGGATTAACTGATATTTCTTTTGCAAAAGTAGTTACAGTTAATACAAATTCTTTGGTTATTGAGGCAGTTCAAACTGTTGCAGGATTTTGTAATGGTGATTTACCAACTACTGATACTCCTCCTACAGATTTAGCTGTAATGGAGACTAAATTACAAAAACAATCCAATAGTGGTAATAATGCATCTAATAGCGCACTTTACAGTTTATTTCCAAAAGCAAATATTCAAAGTGTAGATGTAAAAGAATCAGATTTGGTGATAAGAAGACAATTTAGTGTCAATATTACCAATAATTCTACTGGAGCAATTCAATCAGGTTCTAATGAGGTATTTTTACCATTTGATGAAGAAAGATATACTCTAATTCGTGCCGATGGATCGTCAGAAGCATTAACTAATGATAAATTTTTATTTAATTCAGGTTCTACTCAGATAACAATTAATGGTTTAGGATCTAATTCTGCTAATTCAGCTTTAATTGCAACTTTAAGAAAGAGTGATATCGCACCAAAAGTAAAAAGTAAAAATGTTTTATCTTCTCTTGTAATTGATAAATCTTCTTTATCACTATCTGGTACTGGAAATGGTACAAATGGTGATGGATTAACTTATGGAAATTATCCTTATGGAACAAGAGTTCAAGACTCTTCAATTTGTTTAAATATACCTGATGTTTTGTATGTTTATGGTGTATATGAGTCTAGAGATACTTCAGATCCACAATCACCATTTATGAGTATTGGGTCCATGGATGGTCCTACTGCTACCACTAATGATCTTATTATTGGTGAAGAAGTTGTTGGTGTGATAAGTGGAGCAAAGGCAGTATACATTATTAAAAAATCTGATACTTCAGTAAATATTATCTATAAAAATAGTACTGTTTTTGAAAAGGGTGAAGTTATTAAGTTTTTGAAATCCGGAGTTAGTGCAATAGCTAGTAGTATTTCTATTGGTAGTAAAAATATTAATAGTAATTTTAAATTCTTTAATGGACAAAAAGAATCAATTTATGATTATTCTAGAATAATTAGAAATTCTGGTGCACCAGCACCTAGTAGAAAGGTTATTGTTTATTTTACAGATGCTTATTATGATTCAGCTGATCAGGGAGATATTACTATAGCGAACTCTTATAATAATTTTGAGTATAATGGAGATATTCCAGGTGTTAATGGTCATAGAGTAACTGATATGGTCGATGGTAGACCAAGAGTTAGTGCTTATACTGTTTCTGCTGGAGCGAAATCTCCATTTGAATTTGATGGAAGATTATTTAATGGAGACCAACATAGTTCTAAAGATGTAATTGCTTCTGATGAATCCATTAGTGTTAAATATGATTATTATTTACCTAGAATTGATAGAATTTATTT